TTAACTCTCGGTGACTATACGCGTCAAATGAAAGGGCGCATCTTTACGAAGCCCGGGGTTAACGTATTACTACAGTTCAAACAGTACGCAATTACCACGTCATATGTTGTGTTGCGCAATCTCTATCTAACCTTGGGCGCTCCATTCTCTAAAGGTGAGATTGCTCAGTTCCGTGCTGAGCTAGAGAAGAATAAAGACCTAACCACAGAAGACATTGACCGAAAGGTCGGTGAGATGGAAGTGCAACGCAAAGAGATGTACAAGGAAGGCCGTCGTCGTCTTGCCGGTATTCTTGGTATGGCGTTTCTATACGGTGGTATCACAGCAATGCCATTCTTCTCAATGCTTGGCCCGCTGGTTCGCATGTTCAATGACGACGATGAAGACGACGAGTTCCTCAACTGGCAGAATGATTTCTACAACGGCATGGAAGATACGCTCGGTGGATGGGCTTCGTCAATGTACCTTAGCACGGGTGGTGACCCACAGAAGGTAGCGGAAGTTGATGAGTTTGGTAGAGCAATAGCTAACGTCATTACCCGTGGTGCGGCATCTAAACTTACTGGTACCGCGCTTGCCGACCGTGTCAGTTTGGACTTGAAGAACCTTTGGTTCCGTGACGGCAAATTCTCTCCCGATATACGCGAGTCTTTGAAAGAAGAAGTGATTGCTAACCTTGGTCCTTCTGTTGGTCTGTTGTTTAACTGGGCTGACGGATGGAAACTATTCCAAGAAGGTCAAGTTAGTCGTGCGTTTGAGACTGTTGCACCAGCGATTCTGTCTAAGCCAGCAACCGCTTTCCGTCTTGGTACCGAGGGTGCTACGAACAAGAAGGGCGTTGTGATCGGCAACATGTACGCAGAAGAGTTCAGCGCATGGAATCTCGCAATGGAGGCTGTAGGTTTCCAAACTGAGAAGCGTGCTATGGCTCAGAAGAAAGCGTTCCAAGCAGTTGAGTACGACCGAAAAGTCCAAACCCGCCACGATGAGTTGCTGACTCGCATTTATCTTGATATTAAGTTTGGCTCAGATACTTTGGAAGCTAACTTGGAGAAAGCCGCAGAGTTTTCTGCCAAATATCCGGGAATGGCTATCACAGCAGAGTCAGTATTCAATACTGTAATCAAACGCGCTGAAAGCGATGCAGAAGCCGAAGCAATCGGTGCACGCCTCAACAAGAAGATGCTGTACAAAACTCTGCCAATGCTGGGTCAGTAATCACTTACGCCAGACCCGTAGACCTTTAATGCCGTCTTCAATGACGGCTTTTATTGCCACCCTAAATCCAAGCCGCTTAGTTACGGCTCGGACTGTCTCTATTCCTTCTTCTATTCTTAGGCAGGGCACGAAGAACGACGTGCCCCTTTTGAATTTGCGCCAGTTAATTTGATAGTCAAGATCATTTATCCTCATCGGCTTGCGCCTCATCCGTATCTGTAGTACCTATAAAAGCATCGGGGTCAAGGAAGTCGCCCTTAGAACAATCAAATACAAACGCATCAACTGGTGGGATGCCGCTAATCTTCGTGCCTTTAGCCATACGCTTCTTTACGGTGCCGACATAGATACCGTCTTTGGTGAGTGATGTAAGCACATCCTTTATCGTGATCTGGTGCTCAGCACACCAAGCCCGTAACTTCTTACTGATAATGAACAACTTGCGGGTATCGGGCTCCATCCGGATGATAAGTTCACCCTGTGGTTCTAAGATAGGGAGCATCTCTACCCCCGTTCGCTTGTCCGCTTGGTCGTTAATCACCAAGGTATTGCGACGGTGCTCACTCCAGTACTCGCCGATCACACTGCTGTGGGTTGTGGCTGGTGGCTTAATCTCTGTACGCATCTGACCAAACTCGGCGACTGCCCATTTAAGTACGCGACCTACGTCGATATCATGGATTCCTAACCGCTTGGCAAACAAAGCACCAGCTATGTTGCATGCCGCCACACCTGACCAGAACCGCTCACGGCCTGTAAACCCAATCTGCTTGTCAATGATGCGCTGTAGTTCTTTGACTTCTAAGATGCGCTCTTCCAAGTTTTCCACTAAGTCACGGATGTAGATAGCCCCTGCATGCCCGTAGTTTGTGTAGAGTTTGGGATACAGGTCGTCGGCTTCTTCCTTAGTGATTAGCTTAGTCTCAGGGATTTGATACTCAATTACCCGCATCAACTCACCGTCGGGTGTGGACTTCAGGGACTTAAGCTTGTCTACGATTGATGCGTTTGATGAACAGAGAAGCATAGTCTGCCACTTAGCAAAGTTCTTGCGCTCAGAGTTCGAGTTGGAGTTCATCCGTCCACGGCCTCGGCCTTGGGAAACTGCATAGGCAAAGTCAGAGCAATCGTCTGGCTTCATCTTGGTAATCTCGTCACAGCCCAACCCAATGTTGTTCATCACACCGAGTCGGTGTAAGCGCACTGCCATAGTATCTCGCTCGATCAGCATTAGTTCTTCGGGGTGCCCGTACACGCTGTGCATGGCTTTGATGGCTGTCGTCTTGCCTGTGCCAGACTCATTGTTAATCATGTTAATGATTGCGCCTTTAAGGTGTAAATGCTTCATTAGCGGTGCGCCAAACGCAGTAAAGAATCCAAACGCATGGGGCTCAAACCCCGGAATGTCGTACTTATTTATTACGCTTTTCCATTCTTCAAAGTCACCGACTGGGTTGAACCAATCTGAAAGGTCTGCTGTGTAACTAGATGGTGGGCTGTACTTGTCACCCTGTGCGGTAATCTCCCGCTCACCCAAAATAAACGATTTATCCTTCTCGGTCCAACCGAACTGCGTCCTCATAATCTCTGCTCCTTGTTTGTATTGCATCTCCTTTACCGAACGAACGATATAGGCCATGATGTTTTCCATTTGCTTCTTCAATGCCACGACACCAAACCAAGCCAGCTTCTCGCGTAACTTATCTGTTGTCAGCAAATCCACCACAGGCAACGCAAACTCTTTTACGCCGTCACGGGGGGTGTGCAGACGCATCCAAATGGTTTCACCCGCTTGCGGGTCTTTCAATCGCTTGACCACATATAGGTCGTGTTCGTAAATCAGGTCGGCTTCGGGGTCATCATCATCTGACTTGCGGTAGACGCCGCCGTTCTTACCTCTGAAGTATGGAAAAGGATATTCGGGGATATCGTAGATAACCGTCTTTTCTTCCGTCACATACTCAACCGTGTTGTCCTCTGCTGTAGCGGCGGCAATCTCTGCGCCAAGAACAATAGGACTTTTAATTTTGCCTTTATGGATGCAACCTGCGCAACCTGATGGGTTGATAGCCTCCCATGACTGGCATGTGTAAGGGCCTTTGATTAGTTGTACCTTGGCGACTGTCTCGTCAGGGTGGTAGTCGGGGTGATCTCTAGATACATCATGTATGGCAGTGTCGGCATCCGTGCAGAACTTAGCAATAGATAGTGCGGCACGCCAACGTGGTTCGTCCAAAACCTTTTGGTCAGCGATAGCCCTAGCTAGCTGCAGACAGCCTGTTCCATTTACGTTCTTGTCTACTATGATTTGGAATCGGTGCTGACGATTGCCCATCAACGCCTTGGTCATGTCATCTGCAAATGTAGGCAGATAGTCTGGCGTCTCATCTATCACGCCCAGTTTGTCTTTGAACTCACCGAACGATATCTCGTCGCCCATCACCATAACTGCTACAGGCAGTGGTGGCTCAGTCTTATGGTTGAATGTGTCAGGCATCCGCAAAATAGATGCGGCATCGGCGGTTCTAGCGGGATCGTCCTCCAACCCTTCCTGATTGCACACAACTTTTAAGCGCTTAGCGGTGTTAACCCACTCTTTGCGGGAGATTGGTTCAGTCAAAGGCCAGTAGACATGCAGTCCACGACCAGAGTTCACAATCGTCGGCTTCGGTAAGCCAACAGTTTTACAGAATGTTTTAAGCGCGGCTAGTCCGTCACCTTGATCGGCATACGGCTTACCTACCCCACAGTCGATATCAAGCCAAAACGACTTGATGTTTTTCACGTTATCGTTAGTACGTGAACCTGATTCTTCGTACTTTGCACACGCAAAGTAAACGTCAAATCCTTCGTCCATCAAAGTCTGAACGGCATCTTCTACTCCCTGCATGTCCTCAACAAATATTTGTCGAGGGTGGCCTGTCTTCTTTAGACCCACCACGCAGTACCACCCGTCAGACGATAACACCGTCGACAGTAAATCTGCTCTTGTCATAGCCGCCTCTAAGAAATGCGTCGGAGGGGCGCGGCGAGCCCCATCCGAACGCTACTGAACAAACCCAACCTTTGAAAGCATCTCGTTAATTTTGTTCTCGTGTACCTTGCGTGGAATCCACTCGCCTGTAAACCACTTGTAGATGGTCATGCGGCTGACTCCAAAGTACTCGGAAACTTCACGAACGGAATAGTCTTTCTTGATGCAGAAGCGCCCCAGCTTTACGCCGGGACTTTTAATATCTGCTTCTTGGTTAGCACGGACGATTCGAGTTGCGTAACCTCTGTTATCCATTACTCTTCTTCAGTCCACTGCTTCAGTACGTCATTGAACTCTTTCTTAGGAGCGGGTTCGACGTTTTTCTTGATAGTGCGTTTTGTAGGCTCAGGCATTACTTCTTCAGCTTCGGCTTTAGGAGCGGGGGCTGGTGCGGCAATCGCCTTCTTCTTCAAACCATCTGTTTGTGATGGAGTTTGCACAACGGCTGACTTTGCTGCGGGGCTATCGCCCTTCTCTTTAGCAGACAACCACTCATCTTTAGTCAGAAAACGCACAGGCTTGAAGGTCAACTTGGGGGTATCGCTATCGCTGTCCATACGCATCTCTGTTACCAAAGTGCCGAGGCTCTTGCCTTGCGCGCCAACATACTTAGCGTATTGCTGGAAAGGCATTTTGTCAGTATCGCCACGACCGAAGATCGACTTGGCGGGTAACACCAACTGAAACACATCACCTCCAACGTCGTCGGCTAACAAGACAGCCAAGCGTTGCTGATAGCGACAGGCGCGTGAATCGCCTTGACCAGAGCCCTTGATGTTTTGTGAACAGCCTTCGCAAGAAGAGTGTTGTGGATACTCGATGCTTGCATCGGGTTTGTCGCCGTCGTTAGACCAGCAGTCAGGGTGCGAAGTCTCACCAGCAACATACTTACCAGCATAGAAAGAACGCGACACCTTAGATGCGCCGTTCACAATGACGATGTTCATTGCGCGGTTTTCATTCTTTGCAATTTCCTCACCGCTGACCATCATGCGGAACACACCACCACGGATGGAGATGCGCTTCATGCCAGTATTACCAGCAAGAGCCTTGGTCATGTCATCGAGGCCGACTTCCTTTAAGTAGTCGGGGAGATTGTTACTGAAGAGTGCGAGGTCGTTACTCATTTGGAGTTCCTTTAATAAAGTTGTATATAGCATTTGCGTTAAAGAGCAGTTCTTCAACTGACCCTTCGTAGTACTTACTCTGTTTCATTTGAGTAAGTGCCTGATCTACCGCACGCTCTCGGTAGAACATTTCGTCGCGTTCCCTGCGGAACTGCAATTCCATTGTGGTTATCTCGGTGTCCATTACTTCCTCCGAATGGTGATTTCATATTCCCGATCAATGTTCAAGCCCATAGGCTCAACATCGGGGTTGTTCTCTAAGAACTCTTTCATATTCGTTTGATGAATACGTTTCTCTAGTAGCCCCATTGCTTCATGCTCTTGCATAAATTTATAGAAGCTTTCCCAGTCATTAGTCCAGAAGCGGTCTTTGACGGTTCGATACGCAGTGCCCTGCGGTGTTGAAAAGCTAGTCACGCCAGTCTCTTTCGAGACCTCAAGTAACTTGTGCTTTAGGATAGTCATCTGCTCTTCTAACTGGGCAGACTCGGCTTTGTACTTTGCGTACATTGCTTCTTTGGTGTCGCGAATCTTAATGTAAGCCTCGACGACTTTCTCAATAGAAAAATCTGATTCCATACTCACTCCAAATTATTTTTTATAGGTGTTGACGATGCGCTCACATGAAGCAGTGGTGTTTGACTTCCTTTGTATTTGCACAAAACTAGGAAGATACGGCGCTAACCCGCATTACACACCGCCAACGAAAATCATTATACTCTTTTTGTTGACATTGTCAAGAGTTAATTTCACTTTTATACAGATCAATAATCTTGTTGTGGAAGTCCAATTTGTTTTGCAACATTGAGTAGAGTTTTGTTTCTACTGGACTACCTTCAAGATGTACGATCGTCATAGGGTTGCGCTGTCCCGGCCTATCAATACGTGCGTTTGCTTGCAAGTACGTTTCAATCGAAGTGACAGGAGCGTACCACACGATTACGTTAGCCGCAGTAAGGGTTACCCCATGTGCCGCCGCTTGTGGTTGAATCAAAAGTACTCGTGGTTCATCTTGTTCTTGAAACCGTTTAAAGATGTCGGTACGCTTTGACACGCTTACAGAGCCATTGATAATCTCTGACGTTACTTTATTTTTATTTAAGAAATCTTGTATTAGATTTAGTGCATGAGTAAACGGCACAAATACTAGAACTTTATGGCTGGCTTCCTCAATAACTTCTAACAAAATGTTTAGTCGGCTTGACGCATCAAACTCTATAACATTTTTAGTATCGGTGTACACAGCCCCACAGGAGATTTGTAATAGTTTGTTTAGTTGAGCCGCCGCATTCACCGCAGAAACTTCATCGCCAACTGCTTCGATTAGCATCTCTTTTTTGAGGTCTTTGTAGTACTTGGACTGCTGTGGTGTGAGCGGTGCAAACCGTGAAGTGTGTGTCACATCAGGCAAGTCGATACAGTCTTTCTTCTCGAAACGAATCGCGGGTTGCAGTAGGTTGTGCACAATGCCTTGGGCTTGCGGTTTTGGAATCCATTTGAATCGTGAGAACTGATACATCACAACATCGCGGAACGCCGTGTACAAGTGTGGGGTTCTTGAAGGCACGCAGAGTTTGGCAAGGCCGTAGGCATCTAATGGTGATTGAGCTGCAGGTGTACCAGTCATCATCCATATCCAAGTATCAGGAGTGACTACTCTTCTCAACGTTTTAAAACGCTCAGTCCTAGAATTCTTGTAGGCATTGGCTTCGTCAATGATGATGAGGTCAAACCCACCAGCCTTGAGTTCTTCTTCAACAATGCTCACACCGTCGTAGTTAATGATGACGTACTCAGCTACACCTTCTACGATAGCCTTGCGTTTCTTACGATCTCCATGCGCTACATCTACGTGGCGATGAACAGCAAACTTAAATAGGTCGGCTTGCCATGCGGCTTGCATGATGGACACAGGGCAGATAACCAGAACACGGCTGATGTACCCCTGCGCTATTAAATAGTCTGATGCCCAGATAGCTGATGCAGTCTTGCCAGTGCCTTGTTCGTTAAAACAGAAAGCGCGGGGATGTAGGGTTAGAAAGGATGAAGTTTCCTTTTGGTGATTCATTGGCCTATGGAGTCCGGGCCAGTCATAGTCTCGGTTAATCGGGGACGGCACGCTTTCCCAGCCAAGCGTCTTTAGCATCTGTGCTTCTTTCAGCCCCCAATGAACAGCCACCGAGTCTTCGGTGTACTCGGCGCTCTTAGCAATCGTCGAGAGAATCTTCTGTGGCTCTTCAGTCTGTATGACTAGGTATTTGTTTTCAACTACTTGCATCTTGTATTTTTATTCTGCCCATAGGCGTGTACTGGTCGATTACGTTATGGGTTTCTACTTCACCAAAAGCAAGTAGACGATGCGCCACAACATTTAGATAGTCGTCGTCCATAGGCTTCTCCATAGACACCCAACGTGTTCCATACGCCAGCATCCAAGCGGCACGGAGTTGTTCCACGGTTAACTCAAATGCAGGGTGTTCTTCCAAGTCAGTACTCCTAAGACGAACTATTGGTGGGTAGCTTTGTTTTACGGCGGTAACACTGCCAATGCCAGTGTTACCAATGTGAGTTATGAAAGGGCCAGCATTTGTTATTGCTGTTATTCCGTTGTTGTTCTTCACATGTAACATTGAAGACCCGTAGACCAAAGAATCAGTGACGGAGTCGTCGATCGCCTTACTTAACCCCGTGGTCTGATCGGCGAGCATATGATCTATTATCTGTTGCGCTTTTGACGCGCAAGTTTGATCTTGTGGTTTTTCCGCCTTTACTAAGAGGCTTTTTATGATCGACATCTTTTCCATCTCCCTTGTGAACTAATCCTGCTTTTTCCATGATTGCGCGTGCTTTGTTTCGCTGTGCACGTTTCTTCTTAACGGCGGGTGTGCCGTCGTAGGTTTCGTATTCGTGCTTGTATGGTCTAGGTTTATTTACGTACGGCATCTTGTTCCTTTATGTTGAAATACGCATTTGGTGAACCAGCAGGGTGCTTCATTTTGTACCCTAACAACAGTGCGGCGCATATAAACTCGCCATTGCTGACATATTCGCCGCAACTTTTTTCTACGATATGTTTCCAGCCGTAGCTACTTCTTTTAGTGTTTATAGTAATTCTTCGTTTAAGCCCATCATTTTCTAACAGCCACCGCATACACAACTGCACTCCATTAGGATTAGGTAGTTGGTGAACGGAATCTTCTTTATATTTTTTTAGTCCGTGACCAGTTAAGTTGGGGTACTCATTACAAACTTTTTCTATTTCTTCGGGAATATCTCCCAATGGATTCATTTTCCCATTAGCAATGTAAACGTATGGCACTTCAACTCCTTTTTGAATTGTGTTCGCAGTCGGTGACAGGACACCAACCACGGCAGGTGAAGTTTGGTCGAGGGTTCCAAACATCTGTAATCATCGCACTCTCTAGCTGATTTGTCTCGGGTATCCACTTGCCCCAAGCCTCCGTCTGTTGATCTGTATTGAACTCGGCGGCAACTAGGTCTTTGACTACCAAGAACATCAAGCCAGCCTTGATTGATTTGACTTGCGGGAAATGCTTGAAGGTCAAAAGGGACAGCAATTCTAGTTGCTTCTTGTCCGCATACCTACTGGACTTGCTAGTCTTGTAGTCAATGATCCGTGCCTTATCGCCGTCGATAACAAGCAGGTCAGCAATACCACGGAACCAAACATTCTTGTCTCTGAACTTGCATGGTTGCATGTCCTTGGTCAAGCCCATCTCGTGCTCACATAACTTCTCACCTGACAAGGCTTTCAGTGGGTCAAGGAACGGCTGAATGTAAGCATACTTTTCTGGTATCGCAGTACCGTCACGGATGTATTCTTCTGCTGCCTTATGAACCGCACTGCCGTAGAGCAAGTGTTCCTGTGGTGGCTCGACGATATCCTTGACGATACGCATCCTGTGGTACTTGCGTGGGCATTGCTGAAACAGCGAGATGCTGGAATACGACCATGTGTAATTCATTATGTGGCTTTCTTGGCTGTTTTGGCTGTTTTGGCTGTTTTAGTTCCACAATCCAAAAATGGGATATCGGGCACTTCTTGGCGCAGGGTGAAGTACTCTACTTGAACTTTGGCAGAGTTAATCATCTTTCCAGCCAAATTAGCAAACTCTGCGGCGTCCTTATGCTGAATAGTCCCCGCTTTCAAACCAGCAAAAATTTCAGACAGTTGGTCGCGCAGTTCATTCATGTTTTTCATTTTTTAAACTCCTTAAAATCATCAGTTGTACACGTTTGGCTTCTACCAAACTTTGAGGTATATCCTTAGCGGATATTTTTCGGCGGCTTCCGTCACTTGGGATTACAAGCCTTGCTCGTACATACGCATCTGAAAGTTCATTTACCATTCTTTTTTGGCACGATGCGTTGTACTTAGCCATCTTTGCGTTCCACGCTTGTGGGTCTTTAGCTTTTTGTTTAGCTTTCTTGGCGCGCCTTAACGCACGAATTCGTTCGGGGTTTTCAGCAAATAACTTATCTCTATTTGTTTTTTGTTGCGCGTTTACTTTTTCTCTGTTTTGTTCCCGCCATTTAAGGCGTGTTTCGTTATGCCGTTCTTTGTTTTCCTTTTGCCATTTTCTAACACACGCATCTATCTTTTCTTTGTTATCCGCGTAATATTTTTTAGTATATTCAGCGTAGTACTCCTTGTGAGTTCTGTAGTAGTTTCGTTGATACTCCCTAGCTTCTTCGATCGTTCGTTTTGGTTTTGGTTCTTTTGGTGGGTGCTCAATCCGCCACTGTTTTCGGTTCCTTGCACGTATTGCGTCACCATTCCTTGTTCGGTAGTTTTGATTCCACTGTTGTACTTTATCTTTCATACACAATTTACATTGTGCTCGGTACTTTCGGTACGTACTACCATCTGCCCTAGTTTTAATGCCTTGGGATTCAAAATTTAAAAACAACTTGAACTCGCCGCACTTAGTGCAAGTTCTGCCTTCTGTCATTTCAGCCCCCATTTCTCAATAGACATTTTCTTACCGCAGTCGCCGTAGCTTTTTCCTGCACCAATCTCACATGCCAAAGGCAAAGTCTCAGCCCACTTGGGTCGCCAACGCATACATTCGTTTACATATTTGATGGCTTCATCGCGCTCTAATTCGGATACTACGCACGCCACGGCATCATGCACAGTCAGAACTGGTTTGTAGCGTTTCGCTATCCGTAGCATTTGCTCGGCAATCACACAGCGTGCAAGTGCTTGGCATAAGTTCTCGACTACCTTACCACCGTAGATACGGACTTCACCTTTGCGGGTATCGTAGACGTACTGTGGTCGACCATGCAAGTCAATCTCGGGGGCACGCAAGTTCATATACTTGAGAGGCAAACCGCTAGGAAGATCGTATCCAATTCCGGGGAGTACGCTCACTGCCTGTGCCTGTTTCCCAAACGGAGTAGTAACAAGTTTAGGGCTTGCCAGTGCATCCAAGGTTTTGTGTCCTTCATCCCATAGCGCAGGAATATATGGGAACTCTTGTCGGTACACCTTCAAAATATGTTGGCACATGTTGTCGTCCAAACTTACCCCAAAGTTCTTGAGTTGTATCTGAAACTTGCGCCAACCCATGCCGTAGCCCGCGCCAAGAATCGTAGTCTTACCCACAAATCTCTCAGCGTCGTCAATCTCTCCAAGAGGTTTGTTGTATATCTTTGTTGCCATGATCTTGTAAACGTCTTCGCCTTTTGCAAACGCGCTTACCAAATCAGCTTGCCCCGCCAACCATGCAACGATCCGCGCTTCAATTTGTGAGGAGTCGGCATCAATCATGACGTAGCCTTCGGGTACTACGATAGCCGTCTTGAGTGGTGACTTGCGTGGCAAGTTCTGTAGGTTGAGTTTGTCGTCCCCACCCCAACGCCCTGTGTGTGCGGCATAGTATCTCAGGGGAACTGGAAGGCTACCACGCTTCGCTATGGAGATAAATCTTTGGGTGCGTGTCTCTTCTAATGTGGACTTTGTCCCAAGACGCGCGGCAACAAGTGCTTGCACCCGCTCATCCCAGTGGTCTGCCAACGCTTTAAATCCCTCGTCGCTCTTAGCCAAAGCCAAAGCCATTTTGCCTGTCGTGGGGCTAACCTTCATGGGTGGTGGGACACCATACTCAATCAATCGCTCGGCGAACTTCTGATTGGACATAAGCACTTCTTTGTCGGCGCATGCCTCGGCGATCAGGGCCTCCTTTTTTTCTTGTACAAGTACAAGATGTTGCTCCAACACAGGTAGATCAAGACGTAGCGTAGGCTCTGTGAACATACGGAGAGTCATGTCTATTAGCTTAAGCTCTGGCTTCTGGAAGTTTGCTTGCAAGATATTAAACAAGTCGTACGTCAGCTTGACGTCGTTCTTGCAGTACACGCCATATTGCGCCAAGTCCTCCGCAGAGAAATCAGCACGGCGTTTACCCATAGCCGCGACTACCTCAGTACCCTTCACCCCCAAGCCATAACGCTCGGCGGCTTTTGCTAGGCTGTTGCCAACCTCTGTGCCGTCAATGGCACGTAGCATTGCTAGGGTATCGAGAAGTACTTTTGGCCTAATACCAAACCGCCAAGAAAGGATAGCACCATCAAACATGCAATTATGAGCAAGCAGAAAAGAACTATCCCAGTCAAAGCGAGATAGAAACTCGGAGGTGTCGGCGTGGTCTCCTGTGAACCATTGCGTTTCGTCATCATTTATTTTTACTCCTACACCGATAACTTCAAAACGGTCATCGCGAATGTATTCTTCAGTTGTTAATTTGGATAGAGAGAAGTCTTTATCGTAGAACGTTTCGAAGTCAAGGGTGATTAAATTCATCCTATCTTTCCCGCTTTTATGATGCCAAACTCAGATCGCTTCCAAAGAAATGAGATAGTTGGCACAGCGCCAGCACTAAACAAGTCTGATGCTGTAAACACATCAGTAGTGTGTCTTGGATACCCCGGGCCAACGTATCTCTTAACGTCTCGGTAGTGTGGTACATAAGTGATGCCATCTAGTTTGAATGTTGTGTACTTATGTAGTTCCGCCGTCTCGTCGGCTTTTGCTTTTGTAGTCATTTGGTTACCTTTGTGTCTGGTGAGAACTTAGCGATCTCGCGGTTTAAATACCAACGTGCTTTGAGCAAGTCTTCATAGTGGCTACCTTTGAGGTCAGCACGGCTGATGTACTTGACTACGTTACCTAGGTTGTAACCAAACTGCTTCGCCTCAATGAAGTCGATAGTCTCAATACCGCCCATCTTGTAGTGAGGTGGGTGGTTAACCATGTCGGTATGGTGCTCGGCAACAATGTCTTTTCTAGTTTTGTTTGCTTCTTCTCTAGTTATTTCATTCCAAGCATTTTCGAGATGTGCTTTAGTTGTACCGTTAAACCCTACTGGGACTGCCACAAACTTATCTCCAACATGCTGACCTTGCCAACCTTGTGCTCTACGCTTGTCTTGGTCTTTCTCAAACTGCGCGTCTGCTTCCATGTCGGCTTTGATTGACTTGCTACTTGTACCCGCCCATACTGCCTTCCACTTGGGCTTCTTTACTGCCGGTGTACTAACCACACCATTCTTCTTATCAGCGTACCGAATGTTGTGGACGTATTGCACCGTTGCACCAGTGGCGTCGGCTACGACTTGTGCTTTTGCAAGTGGGTGCTTTGCTAAATACTTACGCACTTTTGTGCTCATTGCTTGTGATCTCTTTGCCATATTTTCCTCTTTAAGATTTAAGTTTAAGACCGCGATTTTCCAACGCGGCGAATAATTGTTTTGCTGACATTGCGCCCATGTTGGGCACTCGGTTTAACCAAAAATACGCTCTCGTATCCAGTAAGTCCTCCATAGTTAAGATGTGTTGTGCTCTGACTGCGTTTGCTACTCTTTTCGGTAGTTCTAAATAAATTGCGGGGTCTTCCCTTAACCAATCACTTGCGGGGGCTTTGACTTTTGCCTCAAGCATCCTGTCTGCTTGTAGGTAAGCTTCTTCTGCTACGCCCTCTGTATCTCCTCGTATCAACATTGCTTGCATCGCCGCCATAGCAATCTGATCTCTCAACAGTACGTCTATCATTCCTTCATCTCCCGCACAAAAATCATAAAGCTGTGCACTGTGTCTACTCCGAAAGCAATAGCCAGTTTCTCAAACTCATGCGTAACCTCGTCTAGCGTCTCGTTTCTGACTTGGGTGTTGCTCTTCTCTACTTTCGAGAGCCTATCGCCTAACTCTCTGACGGCAATCCTTGCTATGGCTAACTCGTCCATCAAGTGAACTACGGCATCTTGTGGTTCGGCTATCTGACGCTTGCGGTTCATAGACTTTACGTACTCTTGTTTAACGCGAGACTCCATCTCGATGCGTGTGAACTCTTCGTCTTCGGGTGTCATTCCTTGTCTCCTATCTCTTTTAATCTTTCTTCAAGGCGACGGATGCGCTGACGGTTGTACTCAACTACGCTAGTAGCGTACTCAAGTGACTTCTCCGCTTGCATCTTTGATAGGAAAGCATCACGCATCTCGATATCAATGAGTTCTTTCATCGTGCGTGGGCGTAACATATCTTTGATAAAAGTTACTATGGTTTCTCGTTTAGTCATGTGTTCTTCTCCTTGAGTTTGGCTTCAATGCCTCTGAAAAATTCACGCCAAAAACTATCGGTCGGGTCTGATGCTTCCATTTTTTCAGCGCAATCTGCAATCTCCTCATCTGTCAACCCAACCCAAGGGCGCTTGTAGTCTTGAATGTCATCGTCATCTTCTGCTTTCATAGTGGTGCCTCGGGTAATTTATTTCTCTGCTGTTGTTGGTACTGCTCTTCTTGTTTCTTAGTCCAAGCTTTTAATGGGTGCGTAGGGAAAGGCCAAGGCGTACCACGCAACTCTATGCAACTTTTAGAGGGAACGGTCATTGTGGGTGTGGGGGGTATAACCCGCTCAACAACTCGTACAACTGTTCGACGTTCTCTTCGTTCACTAACCATGCGTGCCCTCCAGCATTTCTAATTTTGTTAATCTCTCGTTCTTGCAATG